GATACCACTTCCCCATCGCGTAGCCGGTCGGACCGCACCGGTCGCCTTCGGGTGGCCGGTGCGGTTGCGTTGCAACCTCGTCGCCGGTAACCTGGCAGCACCACCCGACGGAAGGAACGACATGACGATCGCGACACCCGGCACCAACACCAGCGTCGATCTGGACTGGACCACAACCGAAGTGCCGGACGGAAGGGTCAGGCACTTCGCGGTACGCGCGCCCTGGACGTTCTGCGTGACCGAGTACCCGGCTGCCGCAAAAAGCCGGAACACTGAACTGGTCGCCCACCACCCGGACGGACGCGGTGGCACCACACTGCACGCCGGTGCGGACGCGGCGAAGGCCTACGCGCTGACGCGCCTGCACCCGTCCGAAGCCATGGTCTGGCTGTCGGAAAAGGACTTCGCGCCCGGGGTGCACGCCTACACCGCGTCGTGGGGGCCGCTGTACTTCACGGCAGTCCGCATCGACGGCGCCTTCCGGTTCGGGTTCGACGTCGATGGCGTCCAGACGGACACGTATCTTGAGCCGGACACCCTGGACGAGGCGAAGGATGCTGCCACGGACGTCCTCATCGACCACTACGGGCCCGTTCGGCCGGTCGTCGATGTCCCGCTGCCCTCGGACCCGCAGGGTCCGGCAGAACGGATCTCAGAGGCCTTCGCAGACTTGATTGGTCACGACGCGCCGGACGTGGGTACGGTTCAGGAAGCACTGTGGCGCGCGCGTCTGACGTTGCTGCCCGAGCCTACGTTCGATTCGGGCAACCTGATCGAACGGCTGTCGGCAGCCCTGAAGCGGCCTGGTGCCTCGGTGTCACCGGCTGGCATCCGCGAGGCACTGGACGCCGCCGCGATCGTGCTGAGCGCCATGCAGCCGGTGGCACCGCTGAGTCCAGAAGAGCGGCTGTCGCGTGCTCTGGCCGCCTCGTTCTGGACGAAGCGGTCGGCCGACGAAGTAGCCGAGCTGCTGCGGCGCGCTGGCCTGTCTCTCAGCTGATCAGTCCGCTGTCATGACCCCGGGTTGCATCTCTGCCCGGGGTCATGTAGTGTTCCTCTTGTAAGCAACCGCAGCGAACAAAGGACACACCATGGCTGGCGCCCGCCCCGCGAACAACGGCAACCGCAGCACCAACCGAGTCGGCTCGACTGTCAGCCGACGGCTTCGCGCCGCCGGGTGGAACATCAGCCCCTCGGCCCGCAAGTACAAGGCGGACGGCATGTTCGTCACTGGCTTCGGCGACAGTGTCTCGGTGCTGCTCGACTTCGGTCTCGCGGCGAAGAACAAGCGTTACGCCGGTGACGTCGAAGAGACGGTCCGCGCGTGGTCCGAGGTCAACGAAGTTGAGATCACGGTCCTGGACGATGGTGCCGTGTTCGTCCGGTTCGCGTACGGCCGCTGACCGCCGGGCCAGCCGTTGCACACAGCAACGGCTGGCCTCGTGCGTTGCAACGTTTGTCCCGATTTATGATGATATTTCATGACATCTGATTGTCACCCAAAGTAGTTGTGATCTGAGGTTGCATTGTCTGTTGCCGTGGTGCATACTTGAGACATCAGCCAGGGAACACAACGGAAGCGGGACACGATGAAGCTCACCAAGTCGCAGACGAAGAACCTGAACCGAATCTGGACCGAGAAGGTCGCCTACATGCTGGTCTCGGCCGACCGCAGCTACAGCACTCAGATCGACTCGAAGACCTGCGCCGCCACCGGCTTCGCGAAGATGCACTTGAGCGGGGCGGCCAGCCTGGTCAGCAAGGGTCTGGCGACGGTGCTCACCACGAAGACCGACTACACCACGAAGACCGGAACCTTCCGGGTGCAGGTGCTGGTTCTCACGGACGCTGGCCGCGCGGCGATCGGTGTCTGAACCGAGGGCTTCGGCCCCGGTCACCTTCGGGTGACCGGGGCCGCGCTCGTATGTGCGCACACATGAGCGCTCGTTTGCGCGTGTCCATCATGTCAACATAAATCCGTATAAATCGGGCACAACGGTGCATCGCAGCCTGCGCAGTCCGCGCGTCCAGCCCCGGTAAGGTGGTGGTCACCGCAACCGGACGGAAGGACGCGCATGCTCGGCGCATTGGAACTCGGCGCACTTGGCTTCGCCGCCGCGCGGTTCACACAACTCGTGGTGCACGACAGCATCCTTGACGGACCGCGCCAGCGGCTCGAACTCTGGCATGCGGCTCAGTTCGACAGCCGTGTCCGCACGTTCTTCCGCGATCTGATCGCATGTGTCTATTGCTTCGGGTTCCACGCCTCGTGGCTGACGGTGCTGGTGTACCTGCTGAGCACCGGCCAGTGGCAGTCAGGCTTCGACGGCTTCATGGTCTTCGGTATCGAATCGTTCGTGGTCGCGGGCGTGCAGATGCTCATCAACCGCTGGGATGACAGCTTGTCGGCAGGTGGCCGCTGATGGGCGCCATGCAATCGTTGGTCGCAAGCGCGGCCCGCATCGTGACGAAAGCTCGGGGCGGTTCAAGCTCAGCCAACCCTCTTCAGCCCATTGCATGGGACCTGTTCGACTGCATCCCCGAGGTAGGCGCGTTCGGCGACTACATCAGCAACGCCATGTCCGGCGCCACTCTGTACGCAGGGAAACGGCTGCCGGACGGCACCGTCCAGGCGGCCCCGGACGGCAGCCGCGCACAAGAGCTTGTGTCGTCCATCGCGGGTGGCCTGGACGGCCAATCAGAGATGCTCGGCTCGTTCGGTGTCAACCTCGCGGTGGCTGGTGAAGCGTGGGTGGTGATCGTTCCGGACCCGGACGCTGACAGCTACGCGGATGACAAGTGGCACATTCTCTCTACCGAAGAGGTCAAGTCACAGCGTGGCAAGATCAAAGCAATCATCGACGGCGAAGAGCAGACGATTCCCGAGTACGATCCGAACGCGGAAACGCAGCAGGATGGCCCCGTGTTCTTCCGGGTGTGGAAGTCCTCGCCGCGTAAGCGCTGGCTGGCGACGTCGCCGGTCATCCGGTCCATCACGGTCCTGGAAGAGCTGCGCCTGTTGAACGCGGCCGTCGCCGCCATCGCCCGGTCACGCATCACGGGGCGCGGCGTGCTGCTCGTCCCGGCTGGCACCCGCTTCCCTGGGCAGGCGAACCAAGAGGGCGCTGATGACTCGCTGCTGGACACCCTCATTGAGGTCGCCAGCACCGCGATCCGTGAGCCCGAGTCCGCTGCAGCCACGGTGCCGATCATCCTGGAAGTCCCTGGCGACCTGATCGCCGGTGTCAAGTGGCTGCAGTTCAGCAGTGAGTTCGACGCACTCGCCATCCAGTTGCGGGACGAGGCCATCCGGCGGTTCGCCACGGGGGCCGACGTACCGGCTGAGGTACTGCTCGGACTCGGTGACGCGTCTCACTGGGGTGCGTGGGCCCTGACAGCCGAGGCTCTGCGCATGGGTGCTGAGCCTCGTCTCGCGCTCGTCTGCAACGCGCTGACGACCGCGTGGCTACAGCCGCTGCTGGAAGACGAGGGCGACCCCGACGCGTCCGATTGGGTCGTCTGGTACGACACCAGCGGCCTGCGCTCGTCCAGCAACAAAGGCGCCAGCGCGCTGGAAGCGTTCAAGGAAGGACTCATCAGCGCTGAGGCTGCCCGGCGTGAACTCGGATTCACGGACGGTGACGCGCCTGCTGCACTTCCCGCGCGTCGGGTACCGTCTGGACCCACCACCACCGAAGGGAACGAACTGCCTGTGGACAGCACTCAGACCACACCGGCCGAGGTGGCGCTTGCTGCCAGCGCGGACGGGTACGCCGCAGCGCTGACGGCCGCAGCCGATGGCCTCGTCTACGCCGCGCTGGTGAAGGCAGGCGAACGGATCATGCGCACGCCGCTGTGCCCCCGTCCGGCTCGTGGCGCAGCCCGTGCCCTCGCCGCTGCCGTCCACACACAGCACCCCGCGAAGCCTGATGACGTCGACGCATACCGGCTGCTGGACGGTGCGTGGGACCGGGTTCCCGAGCTGGCCGCGCGGTACAGCGTCGACAGCGAGATCCTGCGCGCGTCACTGCACAACTACGCCAGCGCGCTGCTCGTGTTCGGTGAACCGCACACGTACGACAACGTGACGCGGATGCTTGCGCAGAACGGCATCCTGCCAGCCACGCTGATCGGGATGACGGCACCCGACGGCCGCGAGGCTGTTGGCCGTACTGCTGGCGGTGGGTGGATCGTCCGTGACTGACGACGAGGTCGAAGCGCTGCTGACCGAGCTGGAAGCTGCGCTGCAGGGTGACGTGCGGGCCGCGCTGGCGCTGACGGCCGATGAGTTCGTGGCGGCCCTGGACGGGGCCACCGAGCTGACGGCGGCCCGCTTCAGCGTGTCGGGTATCCGGGACATGTGGCGCCGCCGCGTCGGCCCGCTCATGGACCGTCTGCGCGGCATCACAGGCCGCGCGGCTGAGACCGTGGCCGACGACATCGGCACCGAACTTCCCGACGGGTGGGACGAGCCGCTCACGTCCTACGTGGAAGCCACTGAGGCTCTGCTGACGGCCGTAGGGGACCGTCTGGCAGCTGAGGCCACTGAAGCTCTGGCGCAGGGTCTGAACGCCGGTGAGAGCGTCGACGAGCTGAAGGACCGGCTGGCCGCTGTGTTCGCAGCCGACGGTGCACAGCTCGGCGAAGGGCGCGCGGTGCGCATAGCCATGACCGAGGCCACCCGCGCATGGAACGCGGGCACCCTCGCAGCCGCGCAGGCACTGACCGGACCAGACAGGCCGTTGGTAAAGCAGTGGCTCACCCGTAACGACGAGCGCGTCCGGGCCGCACACCGTGAGGTGAACGGCCAGCTGCAGCTACTGGACGACCCGTTCGATGTGGCCGGTACACCGATGCTGTACCCGGGTGATCCGACGGCACCGGCCGCGCTCACCGTTGGGTGCCGCTGTATTCTGCGCACGGCAACAGCCCCTGAGAGGACAGCGAGTATGGGCGAGGTAGCGGACGTACTGAAAGAGATGGCAGCGGCTGCCGAGGTGCACACCGGCGCCATGATCGCGCTCATACCGGCCGAGGCCGACGCGCAGCGTCTCGCCCTGGAAGGCGGCGAGGTTGCCGAACAGCTGCACACCACGTTGTTCTTCCTCGGCGAAGCAGCCGACTGGACCGACGAGCAGCGCGGCCACCTCATCAGCCGTGTGTCGGACGCGGCCCGCATTCTGACACCGGTCACGGCCAGAGTGTTCGGTGCCGCGCAGTGGAACCCTGCCAGCGACGAGCCCGCATGGGTGTGGTCCGTCGGCAACGACAACGGCACCCCGGGCAGCATGCTCGAAGACGCGAAGTACGAGGCGACGTGGGCACTTGAGGACGGACACGACGACCCCGAACTTCCGCAGCAGCACACACCATGGGTCGCCCACATCACAGCCGCGTACAGCTCGGACGACTGGCGCGAGCGGATGCAGGCGCACGTCGGCCCCGTCACGTTCGACCGCATCCGCGTCGCGTTCGGCGGCCAGAACACAGACATCCCGCTGACCGGCGGCTACACCGACGAGGCTTTCTACGCCGACGAGGTCATGGCTGAGCCGGTCGAATATGAGGAACCGCCACAGCTGCTGACGTGGTCGACGCCGGACGGTACCGCGCTGGCGTTCGAGAACCAGCAGACTGGTGACGGCCGCGTGTTCGCCCCTGGCGCCCTCTACTGGGACGGCGGCCCGTGGCCGCTGCAGTACGCGGACGAGATGAACGGCGGTCACGACGGTGCCCGGCTGGCTGGTGCGATCTTCACGCTGGACCGCCTCGGTTCCCGCATCCCGGGTGACGGCGTGCTGTACATGAACACCAGTGCTGGCGTTGAAGCGGCGATGCTGCTCGCGCAGGGCGCGCCGCTCGGTGTGTCCGTCGACCTGGATGACGTCGACCTGGAATTGGTCGATGCCTCAGCGCAGGCCGAGGCCGCGTACCACGCCCGTCTGATCACCGCGTCGCTGCTGCCGCTGGCCGATGGGGGCTGGCGCCTTGTGGGTGAAACACCCACCGAGTGGACCGCCAGCGGCACCGGCACCGTCGGCGAGTCGGCCCGCGTGGACATCGTGGTCGGCCCCGACGGTGCCGTTCCGGCTGGCGCCTTCCAGATCACGGCCGCAGCCGGTGACGCCGGTGACGGCGGTGTGGTCGTCGATCGTCAGCTGAGCGGCGAGGTGCTCATGAGGATCACGCGTGCGCGTGTCCGGGGCGCCACACTGGTCAGCATCCCCGCGTACAGCGAGGCACGCATCGTGCTGGACGACGCGTCGATGTTCGCCAGCGTGGCGCCTGACACCGTGACGGCCGCTGCGGCCCGCAACACCAGCCCGTACGAGCGCGTCGTACGCCACGTGCGTAAGTCGCTCATCCCGGTT